AGAGATGCAATAATGCGAATGAATCAATCTCGTTCACCTTTATCTGAAAGCTTTTATGGAGGTAGGTCCCCGACAGATGAACTTTTTGCAGTGAATCCAACGACACAATTTGGAAGAGAATACAACAGAAGATTTGGTCCTAGAGTAGATTTGAACACTGCACCTCAACAAATGAGTTCTAGTCAATTTTTAATAGACCAAGCAAGAAAAAATTTTGATGCTCCTGTTTTAGGTAATGAACAAATGTTTGCTGAACTAAATCCAAGTCAAAGAGCAGTTTTAGATCAAAGAGCAAACAGATTTGCGTTTGATCAAGGTCTAACAACACCAGAAGACATGTTGAATAAAATTAGACCTTTGGATAAATCAGGTATTTTTGGCCTTGGAGGTAATGAAGCAAACGAGCAAGACATAATAGATTTTTATAATAACAATCCGACTGGAATAATAAATGCTTTACCAAGTGAAATTGATTTAGCTTTAGGTTTAAATTTAATGCCAACTTTAGAAGATTTACAAAATAATCCAGCTGTGAACACAATCCAAAATGTTTATAGAAGATTATCAGACGATCAAGGTTTAGATATTGATTTACAAAATAGATCATTACAATATAATCAACCTATGTTTGGTGGTAATTTAAGTTTAACAGGTAATGTTGGTGATAATCCTGGGGCTACTTTAATGTTTTCCAAGGCGATATGATTGAAATTAATCTCAGAAACGCCGTTTGGTTCGGTATAATTCTCGTGTCCGCAGGTATGTCCTACGGTATGGTCTCCCAGAAACTATCGGCTCTAGAATCAAAGCAACTGCTATTAGAAAAGGCAATAATGCAAGACATACCAGAAATAAAAGAACGAGTAATACGACTCGAAATATTATTAGAACGAGCTCTTGAAGATTAATCATATCTTTTATACCTTTTTACTAATATTCTTTTCACTCTTTCCCAATCATTTCTTACTTTAAATTCTTGTAAAGTTCTTGGATCTCTTCTAGCTTTCTTACCTAATCTTTCAGCACACGCTATTATTTTTGCTTCTAAATTCATTATTATCCTTTCTTTTTTTAAAAAGCAATATGACTATCTTGGTTAAAATAATGATATACTAAATATATCTCTGTTTGAATCGTTGTATTTTACGTCAACAATATGAAGAGAGGAGTTTTCAACATTTTCTATCTCTCTCTTTGTATTTTCAATATTATTTTTAGATTTTTCAATCTGTCTATTTAATTTTTCTAATCGCCATTTTTTAAATTCGATTATAGCCATTTTTTTAGCAAAATTTAAGTCATCAAAAATAAGATTTGGCTTATATTTTTGCCAAATTTTTTGTGTCTTAACTTTTTTACCACCAACTGTGCCAAGTTCTCGTTTACGTTTTATTAGTAAATCTTTTTGTCTTTTATAAACTCCGTAACAATTTACTAATTCAACAATTGGATACTTGTCATTATAAAATTCAATATGATATAATTTTTTTGGTGAATTAAAATCGTGTCGAACATTTTTTTTAACGTCTAAAGTGGACATAATTTCTCCTTTATGTAGATTGATAGTCATATTAACTTTTTAAAGAACAAATTAATTTTTTTAAATTAATTACTATGTCATATTATATTATATAATATTATAGTCAAGCGATTTCGTTTTTACCGCAGAAAACCTAGGTTGCCTCTCCCCAGGATTTTCCTAAATCACAATCAACTTTACTTGGAACAGATAATTCTATTGCGTTTTCCATAACAGAAATAATTTTATTTTTTGTTTCATCACTACCATCAAAACTTAAAGTTAGTTCATCATGAATTTGTATTAAAGGAGTCATGCCTTCTTTAAATAAATTTATCATTGCTTGTTTTGTTTGATCCGCAGCTGAACCTTGAATTAATCTGTTTAGTGCTTTGTAAGTTCCAGCTCTTTTTAAATGATGATGTTTTCCATATTT